GATGTCGGCTCCGATGAAGGAGCTGGAGGCGATCACGCTGTCGCGGCGCCTCCACCACGACGGGTCTCCCGTGATGCGGTGGATGATCTCCAACGTCGTGGCGCACCGCGACGCCAAGGACAATATCTATCCGCGGAAGGAGCGGCCAGAGAACAAGATTGACGGTGTGGTCGCCACCATCATGGCGCTCGCCCGAGCGATGCTGGATGATGATCCATACGCTGGAGCCTCCGGGTTCAAGACCTTGTAGGAGGCGGGAGCAACCGATGGCCAACTGGCTGAGCAACACACTCGCGCGATTCCGCCCCCAGGGGTTCGGCACCGTGCGCCCCGAGGACCCCAACCGCACGTTGAAGCGGCTTCCGCTCCCCGTCCATTCGGCGGGTATCCCGCTGACGATGGACACGGCCACCCAGCTGGCGGTGGTCTGGGCGTGCATGGATGCCATCACCAAGGGCATCGCGGCCAGCCAGTGGAAGGTGTTCCAGGTCACCGGGCTCAACCGCCTCCACCTCCCCGATGACCAGCTGGACTACATCCTCAACGTACGGCCCAACCCGGAGATGACGGCCATCGCGTGGCGCGAGGCCATGCTGTACCAGGCGTTGTCGTGGGGCAACTCCTACACGGAGATTGTCCGCACCGGAGCGGGGAAGCCCGCGGAGCTTTGGCCACTCCTCTCGGACCGGATGATCGTCACGCGGACCCTCCCGCCGCAGGTGTACGAGACAGACCCGACCTCGACCCCGGACCTCGTGTACTGGTACAACCAGCCGGTGTCGGGCGTCTGGGTGCCTCTCAAGCCGAGCCAGGTGCTCCACTTCCGCGGTCCGAGCATCAACGGTCTCATGGGCGAGAACATGGTGGCGCGCGGCGCCAAGGCCATCGGGGTCGCGGTCGCGCAGGAGGCGTTCGCTGGCGCGTACTTCGGCAACAACGCCTCGCTGGGCACCATCCTCAAGTACCCCAAGACGCTGAGCGCGGACGCCCACAAGCGACTCAAGGAGGACTGGGCCGAGCAGCACCAGGGACCGAACAAGGCCCACAAGCCCTTCATCCTGGAGGGCGGGATGGAGCTGGAGAACCTGACCGCCAACAGCCAGGAGACTCAGCTGGTGGAGTCGCGCAAGTTCAGCGTGGAGGAAATCTGCCGCTTCTTTGGCGTCCCTCCGCACAAGGTTCAGCACCTGGAGCGCGCGACGTTCAACAACATCGAGCACCTGGGCATTGAGTTTGTCCGTGACGCACTCACTCCGTGGGCGCAGCGGCTCCAGCAGGAGGTGGACTTCAAGCTGCTGCCGCAGAAGGCTCCATGGCGCGTCACCAAGCTCGACATGGAGTGGCTGTCCCAGGGCGACGCCAAGAGCCGCTGGGAGGGCTACGCGGTGGGTCGTCGCATCGGGGTCCTGTCCGCCAACGACATCCTCCAGAAGGAGGGGCAGAACACCATTGGCCCCGAAGGCGACATCAGGGTCATCGAAGCCAACATGACGCCGCTCCGTCGCATGGGTGAAGACTCCAAGCGGCCCGAAATCTTCCAGTACCACATCACCAGCGGCATCCCGACCGTCAACGAAGTGCGCGAGCGGCTGGACCTCCCGCCTCGGGCGGATGGCGACGTGCCCACGGGGCCCGCTACCCCTGCCCTGCCCCCGGGTGCGGAGCCTCCGGAGGGCCCCGAGGAGGGGGCGCCTCCGAAGGAAGGCGGTACAGGCACGGAGGGCGCTGGAGCGCTAGGGGAGGGGAAGGCTACGCCACCGAAGGAAGGCGGGAGCAAGCCCAAGGAGGCGCACCTGCTGGACGGGCCTCTCGGAGCCGCCCTGGGCGTCCTGTTTGCTTCCTCGCTGGAGCGGTATGCGCGGAAGGCGAGCAACCGGGAGCGGGACCTGCGTCGCAAGCAGTCGCGCTCGGAGGCTCACATCCAGGCCGCTCTGGCGGAGCACCGCGCAGAGACTCGGGTGGTGCTCCAAGAGGAGATGGCCGAAGGGTTCGGCATCCTCGCGCAGACGCAGGACATCGGGACGGAGCAGGAGCGCGCCCAGCTGGTCGCTGAGGTCGCGGACGCAGTGGACAACGGGGCCCCGCCCCACGAAGCCGCGGCCACGATGGTCGCCATCTACAAGAGGAGCTGACCATGTCGATCAAGACGATGGAGGCCGCTGTCCGGACCTTCCGAGCCACCAACCCCAAGCACCGCTTCGCGGCCAAGGTCATCAACAAGCCCAAGCCCGCGCCCGCGGCGCCGCGCGCCGCCAAGGAGGACGACAAGGAGGAGTGCTGCGGCGAGATGTACCTGTACGATGCCATCGGCTTGGACTGGTACGGGGGCATCAGCGCCAAGGACGTGGTCGCCGCCATCAAGGCCATCGAGGCTGCGGGCGCGACCAAGATGAACATCTACATCAACTCCCCCGGCGGTGACGTGTTCGAGGGCGTGGCGATGTACAACGCGCTGTCGCGGTTCAAGGGCACCAAGCACGTCTTCATCGACGGGCTGGCCGCTTCCGCTGCGTCCTTCATCGCCATGTCGGGCGACACGATCACGACCGCCTTCAACGCCATGTGGATGATCCACAACCCGTGGGGTGTCGTGATCGGTAACGCCAACGACATGCGGGAGATCGCCAAGACCCTCGACACCATCGGCGGCACGCTCGTGGAGACCTACGCCAAGCGGACGAAGCAGGGCGTGGACGACCTCAAGGCCTGGATGGACGCGGAGACCTGGATGACCGCGGCCGAGGCCAAGGAGCGGGGCTTCACCGACAGCGTCACCGAGGAGGATGACGAGGAGGAGGACGATGACGAGGGCACGGGCGTTCAGAAGGGCAAGGGCGCCAAGGGGTCCGATGATGACGAGGACACGGACGCCGCTGCTTCTCTGCTCCACAAGTTCAAGAACACCCCCGCCAACCTCAAGCCCCGCGCGAGCGCGCTCGTGAGGGCGATGGAGAAGCGTACCAAGGACATCCCGAAGCGGGCCAGCCCGCCGAGGACGTAGCACCCCGGCCAGCCGGGTCACCGGAGCGATCACCAACCAGTATCAAGGAGAAGCATCGATCATGAACCCCATCCGTATCGTGGCTGGCCTCGTGGCGCTGTTCGCCGCCAAGAGCCCGACCATCGAGGACCTGCAGAACAAGCTGACGCAGCTCACCGCGTCCGCCAGCGCCATCCAGGACAACGCCGACAAGGAGGGTCGCGCGCTCACCGCCGAGGAGGACGGCGAGATCAACGGCATCTTCGCCTCCTTCGAGGCCACCGAGCTGGAGATCAAGCGGCGCGAGCGCATGGAGGCGATGAACGCCAAGCTGGCCGCTCCCGGCCCGCGCGTCACCGAGCCCCCGGCCCTGCCGGCGGCTCCCCAGGCCGCCACGGCCACTCCGGGTCGCCAGCCCATCACCGGTGGCGACCGTCCGGGCGCCAGCAAGGGCACCGCGGGCTTCACCAACCTCGGTGACTTCGCGGTGTCGGTGAAGAACGCTGTCATCGGCAACGGCATCGACCCGCGCCTGCGCGTCCTCAACGCGGTCCCGTCCACCCAGTCGCAGGAGGCGGTCGGCTCGGATGGCGGCTACCTCGTGCCGCCTGACTTCCGCACCGTCATCATGCAGAAGGTCATGGGCGAGGATGCGCTGCTGTCGCTGACCGACCAGCAGACGACCTCGAGCAACTCCATCACCGTGCCGGTGGACGAGACCACCCCGTGGCAGACCAGCGGTGGCGTCCAGGTCTACTGGGAGGGCGAGGGGCAGGTCATCAACCAGAGCAAGGTCGCGCTCAACTCCGTCGTGGTCCGCGCCAACAAGGTGTCGGCCCTCGTGCCGGTGACCGACGAGATGCTGGAGGACGCGCCGTCCCTGGCCGCGTACCTCGGGCGCAAGGTCCCCGACAAGATGAACTACAAGCTCAACGACTCGCTGATCAACGGCGATGGCGTCATGAAGCCCCTCGGCATCCTCAACTCCCCGGCCCTCGTCACCCAGGCCGCGGAAGGCGGCCAGGTCGCCCAGACGGTGGTGTACAACAACATCACCAAGATGTGGTCCCGTATGTACGCGCCGCTCCGTCGTCGCGCCGTGTGGCTCATCAACCAGGACATCGAGCCGCAGCTCATGGGCCTGACCGTCCCGACCACCGGCACGAGCTTCAGCGGCCCCGCGTACCTCCCGCCCGGCGGGCTGGCCAGCGCGCCCAACGGCACCCTCATGGGCCGCCCCATCATCTACTCGGAGGCCTGCTCCGCGGTGGGCACCGTGGGCGACATCCAGCTGGTCTGCTGGGACCAGTACCTCTCGCTGATGAAGGCGGGCGGCATCCGGCAGGACATCTCCATGCACCTCTGGTTCGACTACGGCATCACCGCCTTCCGCTTCACCATGCGGGTGGGCGGTCTGCCGTGGTGGGCCGGCTCCATCACCCGCGCCAAGAGCGCGCTGCCGCTGTCGTTCGCGGTCGCGCTGGCGGCTCGGTAACCAACCCAGCTGACCTGAAAGGACAGCCAACATGAGCGACGTGAATCGCAAGCCCTCGATCATCTACCCCGTCAAGACCTCCGTGGCGCCGCAGTCCGTGGCCGCCGCGGCCACCGTGACCTCGGGGTGGGTGGACGCCTCCAACAACAAGTGGGCCAAGCTGCTCTCCCTGGTCGGGGCGGGCGCCGGCACCTTCGCGCTGAAGCTGGAGCAGGCTACGACCAGCGGCGGTGCGGGGGCCAAGGACCTGGCTACGGCGGCGCAGGTGGGCATCACCGCCCAGGCCACCGGCACCCCCAACGTGCAGGCGGACGTGGACCTCACCGCCTTCATCGACTC